CTCGAGGAGATCGACCGCCAGCGTCCCGTCCTCGCCGAGGCGCAGGCCCGCCACGGTGAGTGCGGGAGCCGTGCCCACCTGCAGCCGCCCCTCGCGATAGGATTCCCGGTCGAACGCGCCGACCCCCTCCAGCACCACACGCCCGACGCCGACCGAGGCGATCCGCCCGACCTTCGTCCAGCGCGCGAGGTCGACACCACAGCGCGCGTCGCCGAGCGCCGCGTCGCACCGACGCCGGTAGTATCGGCCATGCTGCCGGTCGAGCCGCGCGGCGAGCCCGCGCAGTTCCACGGAGATCCCGACATCGTTGCGGGTGATCTCGCCGAAATCAGCCGCATCGATCAGGAGATGATCCTCCGGCCGCTGCCAATCCACGCGGAACACCTCGACGCCAGCGCCGTCGAAGAGCCCCGCGGCGATGTCCGCCTCGCCGATCGCCTCGGCGGACAGAGCCGCCTCGACGCCGTGCGTTCCCGCCGCCAGGCCGAGAGCCGCCTCGGCCTCGCCCGCCGTCCACCCCGTTCGCGCCGCGAATGTCGTGTCCGCGAAATGGAGGTCCTCGTCGTGGTCGGTGAACCCGAACACCCGTCCGTCCGCCCGCGTCACCCGCCAGGCATGGGCCAGCGTCGTCGCGGGCTGCCGAAGCCGCGCGCGAAAATCGTCCGAAATGCCGGTCACGGCCGGACCTCCACCAGAGGAATGGTCGGGATGTCGCCGGCCTCGAAGGCGGCGACGTTGATCGCGAGATGGTCCATGTCGAAACGCACCGGCACGTCGAACTCGAATCCAGCGGTCAGCAACGCGCCGACTGCGGGAGGTGCGGCGAACGTCACCGTGCCGTTCGTCGGATCGACCACGAGCCCGCTGGTCGTCGCGGAGCCGCCGACCGCGATCCGCACGCTGCCCGGCACCGGTTTGCCGATCGGCCGGACATAGGCGTCCGCATCACGTCCGTAGCGTTTGACGAGCTGAAACACCGTCGTCTCCCCGTCGCCGATCCCGAGCGGCTGGTCGGTGGCGCCGGGGGCGAGCCCCCCGCCCGCCGAGGAGAAATCGAACGGATCGCGGAAGCGGAACCCGACCAGCCGCCCGCGCCGCGCCTCGAAGAAGTGAAGAACCGCCATGAGATCCTCGACGCTGCGAACCCCGGACCCCGCGTCGTAGCGGCGCCAGGAATGGCGCGTGCGCTGGTTGCGGTTCTCGTAGCCGGTGGACAAGCGCACGATGTCCGTTCGCCGCTCCGGCCCGCCGGCGGTGCCGAAGGCGACGCGCAGCGGAAACCGCTCTTCGCTGAAGGAAGCCAGCATGGTCAGAGCCCCCTATGGCCGCGCATGGCCGCGCGCGCCACCATCGCCTGGATCTGCACTTCGGCCCGCCGGAAGCTCGGCGCGTCCGGCGTCGTCACATTGAAGACGATCGAGGGACCGGATCGTGCCTGTCCGCCCGGAGCCGCGACGCCGAGCGATCCGTCCGGCCCCCGGCGGAGCGGCAGGATCGCCTCGGCGCCGGCTTCGCCCATCAGGCCGATCCGACCGCCGTTCGGAAAGAAGGTCGGCGCGCGCACGACCCCGCCCTTGGCAAACGGCACGATGCCGCCGGCCGTAGCCCCGGCCGCGCCCGCGACACCTCCGCCGCCGATCCCCGAAAGCACCTGCCCCAGCATCCCGCCCGCCAACTGCGTCAGCGGTCGGAGCGCGGCATCCAGAGCGATCGTCGAGATCCGTCCGCCGAGTTGCTTCAGCACCCCGTCCAGCGACCGCCCGCCACCGGCGGCGCCGCGGAACGCCGATGTGAGCGCGGTGCCGAAGGCGCTGGCTCGGGTCGAAAGGTCGCCGAGCGCGCGCTCGAAGCCGCTCGTGTCGGCCTCGACAGCGATGCGCAGGGCATCCACGGTTTCCACCATCTCTCACCTCGTGTCGGGAAAGCGTTGCATGAGATCCACGAGGCGCGCCCGGCTGGGCGGCTCGCGGAGGCTTGCGAAGGGCCTGAGCGCCAGAGCCAGCTCGCGCGGGGTGGCGCGCCAGATCGCGTCCGGCGTCATGCGCAGCACGCATGAGGCCGTCGCGAACACTTCATCCCAGGGAAATGCCGCCGTGCCCGTCGCATCGTCGGGCGCGGCGGCGTTCAAGGGCGGCCGGGCGTTTCCTCCGGCCCACCGAAGGCCGCCGCGAGGAGATCGGCTGCGATCCGCGCCGCACCGGCCGCTCCGCCTTCGATCGCCATGGCGGCCACCTCGTCGTCGGTGGCGGGCGACCCGCCGCCGCGCAAGCCTGCCCCGATGATGCGCGTCAGGTCGCGCGCCGAAAGCCGCCCGGAGCCGAAGCGCTGGGCAAGGCTAGCGACGTCCTCGAGCGCAAAGGCGTCCTCGAGTTCGGCAAGCGCGCCCAGCGTCAGGCAGAGCCGATGCGGCTGCCCATTGAGCACGGCCTCCACCTCGCCGCGCCTTCTGTTCACGGCCATCTCAGAGCGCCGCGAACTGGAGTGCGCCGGCCGATTCCAGCGAGACCTCGAAAGAGACCTCGCCGTTGTGCTCGCCGCCATATTCCAGCGCGGTGACCTGGAACGGCCCGGTCACGCTGCCGAAATCCGGGATCACCGCCTGGAACGCGGCGATCCGGCCTTCGAAGAACAGCCGCCGCAGAGAGGCGTCGGACGCCGCATCCTTGAAGATGCCGGATCCAGAGAGCGAAGCGCGTTGCACCCCCGCCCCGCCGAGCAACTCGCGCCATCGCCCGGCGCTCTCGGCATCGGTCACGTCGACCGTCTCGGCGTTGAACGAGATGCGGCGCGAGCGCAGGCCCGCGACGGTCGCGAATGCGCCGATCCCCTCTGGATCGGCCTTGAGAAGCAGGTCCTTGCCTTTCTGCGCGCCCATGATGCGTAACGTCCTTTCCGATGTGCCGAACGAAGAAGGGCGGCCCTCCCGGACCGCCCTTCGCGAAATTCATCCCTGCTGCCGGTTGGTTCAGGCCAGCGGCTCCGTCACCGCGCGAAAGCGCAGGATGCCGTGATAGGCCGGGCTTTCCGGCTCCTGACGCGCTTCGGCGAACTGAAGCTGGAGGTTGACCAGCCGGTGACCCGTCAGGGGCAGCGTCTGGTCGTGCAGCGTATTCGAGACCATGTCCATGATCTCGTAGGTTTCCTGCTTCGAGCCGCCCTTCGCCCAGACATGCAGCGTCAGGATGTGCTCGGCACCGTCCTCGGTGCCGGTGGACCAGTCCACCACCGCCGTACGGCCGAGCGTCAGATAGGGAAAGGCGGTGCGCTCAGGCACCCGGTCGAACACCTTTGGTCCGCCCAAGCGGGCGAGTAGTGCCGGGTCGTGCGTCAGGGCGGAAACGATGGTGGTCTGCAGTTCAGCGCTGGGATGCGCCATGGGATTCGGTCCTCTCGGCTCCGGGAGCCGGTCCGAAAGCGCCGTTCATCGGCGCGCCCGGAACCGCTCGGACAAAGATCGATCACGCGATATGTATGGTGTCACATATCGCGTGATAACCCGGACGGCGGCTCGTCCGTCGTTAACTTTTCGTCAGGAGTATCGCCGCCGCCGTTCTCGCGTTCGGCCAAGACGTCCACCGCCCGTGTCGCCGCCTCGCGCCGAACGGCCTCGCGCATGCCGGTCCGCAGCACATCCCGCCGCAGCCGCAAGGCCACGCGCGCAATCATGCCTCGGCCTCGCAGCGACACACGAGATAGCGTCCCGTCTCGTCCGGGTCGTGCAGCGTGCGGATCACGAACCGCCGCCCGCCGACACGAAACGCCATGCCTCGGTCGAGCCCCGGGCGCGCCCGCAGGGTCACGCGATGCGTGGCGGTGCCCACCCGCTGCCCCAGTCGCTCGTCGACATCCACCGCAAGCGGCTCCAGCCGCACGGAGGTTTCACCGATCTCCACCCAGACGTCCTGGCCGCCGCCCATGGCGTCCGGCACGACGTCGTTGCGCTCGATCGCGGCTCGGTGGCGAAGCAGGCCCGCGTCGATGAACAGCGGCGTCATCACAGACCGACCCGCCGGTAGGGCGCCAGCAGCCCGCGCACCAGCGGCGGCAGGAACGCCGGCTGCATCGACGCCGGCGCCGCACCTCGCATCTCGTAGGAAACGCCGACGAGATGCAGCATCGCAAGCTTCAGCATGTCCGGAACGGCAGCCGCGTCGAGCCCCATGTCCAACTCGATCTCCACCTCGCGTCCGCCGCGTCCCGTCAGCGCCTGTGGCAGGCGCAGTGTGCCCCCGTCGCGCACGATCCGCACATCGGCGGCGTCCACGGCCTCCGGGGTCCCGTCCAGGCCGAAGATCCGGGCCGCCAGCACGGCGCGGGCCGGACGGCGCGACAGCGCGAGGTCCGCCTCCGCCGGGCATTCCAGGCACAACCGGAACGCCCGCCGCGCTACGACGAGCCCAGTGCGCGCTTCGATCGTCTCGCGCGCGGCGCGGATGAAACCCGCGATCGCCCCATCCTCGTCGTCGCGTTCGACGCGCATCTGCGCTTTTGCTTCAGCCAGCGTCACCGGCTCGGCGACCGGCTGCCCGTTGTCGATCCAGATCATCGTGCGTCCCGTTCCGCATGAGAAATCGAGGGACCGGGCGTCGCCGCCCGGTCCCGGCATCGTCAGGCCGCGAAGTTCAGGAGCTTGGCCGCATCGAAGTCCTGGATGCCGCCGCCCACGCGCTTGGTCGTGTAGAAAAGGACGTAGGGCTTGGCGCTGTAGGGATCGCGCAGCACCCGCACGCCCTGCCGGTCGACCACGAGATAGAAGCGGCCGAAGTCGCCGAAGGCGATGGCCTTTGCGCCCGTCTCGATGTCCGGCATCGCCTCGGCCTCCACAACGGGAAAGCCCATCAGCGTCGCCCGCGCGCCCACCGCCGAGGGCGGCGCCCAGAGGTAGTTTCCGTCGCCATCCTTCAGCTTGCGCACCGCGCTCTGCGTGCGGCGGTTCATCACGAAGCTGGCGTTCTGACGGTAGCCCGCCTTCAGCGCATAGATCAGGTCGATCAGCGCGTCGCCCGCAGCCCCGGCAAGGAACCCGCCGTTCGCCCCCGTCGAGATCGTGCCGACGCTGCCCCAGGCAAAAGCGCTCTCGGCAACGGTCGGATAGCTCATGAAGCCCTTCGGCTTCGACACCCCGTCGCCGCTCACGAAAGCCGCGCCCTCCTGCGCCGCGAAGGCCTGCTCGACCTCCTCGCCGATCCAGGCGTCGATATCGACGGCGGAGTCGTCGAGCAGCGCGTTGGTCGCCGCCGGCATCGCGTAGAGCTCCATCGTCGGGAAGCTCAGCTCGGCGAGCTGCGGCGCGTTCGTCTGCGGCCGGGCATCGGCCTGGCCCACCCAACCCGTCTGCGCCCCGTTCACCGCGAAGGGCTTGCGCAGCACTGCCGACGACACGGTGCGCACGGTGGCGATCCCGCGGATGGGCGAGACGGCGGCCAGTCGCCGACCGATCTCCGTCTCCGTTTCGCTCGGCACCAGGAAGCCCCCGTCGGCGCCGACGAGGCCCGACATCGCCTTCTCCTCCAGCCGCCGCAGGCGCGTCTCGTCACCGCCGCGCACATAGGCCTCGAAGGCGGAGCGATGCTCGCTCGGCTCGGCGCTCGCCGTCTCGCCACCGCCGGCTGGCGGGCGCATGCCCTTCAGCACGAGACGCTCCAGCCGCCTCTCGTGCTCGTCCATCGCCTTGGCGATGCGGTCGGCCTTCTCGCCGGTCAGGACGTCGGCGCTCATGCGCTTCTCGATCTGCGACAGGCGGTCGTCGTTGGCCTCGCGGAAGGCGTCGAAAGCCCCCATGAAGTCGTTCAGCGCCTCGGCGCCCTCGCGTCCCCCGTTGGCTTTCGTCTCCGGCGCGCCCTGGTTGAAGGTCTGCATGTCGTCTCCTCAGGCTGGAAAAAGCGAACCCCGTGCCGGTGGTCCGGACGCGGGGCTCAGGAAAGTCGAAAACTTCTGGCTCTCAGGCGCCGACGGCCAGCCCTCGAGGCGCGATCCGCCACGCCGCCTCGCGCAGCGCCCTTGCGAAATCCACCGCGATCCCACGCACTTCGCGCACCCGCGCCGCTTCCTGCATGGGAAAGGTCACGAGCGAGATCTCCCAGAGATCGATGTCCGTCAGCAGCCGTCGCGCCACGTCGCGCAGCGGCTGCGCGCGCCGGGTCCGGAAACCGATCGACAGACCGTCGATCGCCCCGCCCCGCAGGAGCGCCAGCGCCTCGCGTCCACGTTGGCTGCCGAGCTCCAGCCGCCCCTCCGCGTAGAGCCCCCGCGCGTCCTCGCGCAGGACCGTCCAGCGTCCGATCGGCTCGCCGGGATCGTGCTGCCAGAGCATGCGGATGCCGGCGGCCGTCCGCTCCTCCAGCGACCGGGCGAAGGCCCCGCGCTGGATGCGATCGCCCGACCGGTCCGTCCGGTCGAAGAGGCTGGCATACCCCCGGATGACGCCCGGCTCGTCCTCGTCGATCGCCGGCAGCGGCATCGTCCGCTTGATCGATGGAACACGCATCATTGCACCGCCTCCCCCGCCCGCGCCGGCCGCACCCACAGGCCTTCGGCAAACCTTTGCAGCGCGCCGAGCGCCCACCAGGCCGACAGGCTCACCGCCGCCGAACCGATCAGCATCAGTTCGGTGGCTCCGATCCGGCCGCCGAGGCGCAGATGGTCCCCGAGCGCGATCCCCGCCGGGCCACCGAACACGACCCCCGTCACCGCCCCCGTCAGGAAGCGAGCCATCGCCTCACGCCGCCCGTTCGGCAGGAGGTAGGCGATGGAAATCACCGATCCTCCCACCGCCCCCGCCAGCTTGGCGCCGAACAGCGCCAGCGGGGACGCCACATCCCCCGTCATCGTATCCATCGTCGTTCCCCCGTCATGTCGCCGTGCGTCGGCTGCGCGCCCCATAGCCCACGGCCTCGCGCTTCTCGTCGTCGTCGAGGAAGCTCGCCGCCCCGAGCCGTGCCCAGAGCGCCTCGCGCTCCACCGACAGACCCTCGATCCGGTCCGCGTCGAAACCGAGCCGCAAGTCCCGCTCGTCCTCGAAGAAGCCGCCGAGCCAGTTGCCGAGCGCCGCCGAGAGCCGCGCCACCAGCGGCAGCACGGTCAGCCGGATCAGCGCCCGGTTCGCCTCGGCGTAGTTGGCGTAGGTCGCATCGCCCGGGATGCCGAGCAGCATCGGCGGAACACCGAAGGCAATCGCCACGTCCCGCGCCGCGCCGTTGCGCGCTTCCATGAAATCCATGTCGCGGGGGGAGAGCGCCATCGCCTTCCAGTCGAGCCCGCCCTCCAGCAGCATGGGCCGCCCGGCCCGCGCAGCGCCCGCATAGCCGCTCTCCAACTCGGTCTTCAGCCGCTCGAACTGGTCGCTCGACAGGTTGCCGCCGTCGCCGGGCTGATAGACTAGCGCGCCGGAGGGCCGGGCCGAATTGTCGAGCAGCGCCTTGTTCCAGCGCGTCGCCGCATTGTGGAGGTCGAGCGCCGTCTGCGCCGCGCTCACCGGCGCGAACCCGTCCGCTTCGCTCAAAGGGTGAAACAGCCGGATCGCCAGCACGCGCGCCGGCCTTTCGCCGTCCGCCTCCAGCGGAATGCGCCGGACGCGCCCGCCCACCCGCTGCTCCACCGCCTCCGGCCAGCCGTCGACGGAGGAGATCGTACGGATCTGGTCCGGCCGTAGCGCGTGGATCTGGCGCGGCACACCGTCCAGCACGCTCGCCTCGACATGCGCCGCCCCCGACAGAAGGAGATGACCGACCAGCGTCTCGATCAGCGCCGCGCCGTCCTGCAGCCCGTTCGGCTGGCGCAGAAGGTCGAGAATCGCGTGCGCTTCCACCTCCTCCCGCCCCTGGTACAGAACGAAGGGCACAGCCGCGGCGTTCTCTGCGATCAGCCTGACGCAGCGATAGACCAGCGGATTGCGCATGAAGCCAGCGCGCGCCAGCGACCCGTAGGAGCGCTCCGTCCAGTCCGCCTCGTCCGCCGCGCCGGTGAACACCAGCGCCCCGCCGGGCGAGCCCGACCGCACCTCCGGCGCAGGCGTCAGCCCCGCCAAGGCCTTCAGCCTCGTCGTCAAACCCATCTCATGTCTCCGTTCAACGGAAGGCTTCAAGTCTTTGCGGTCACAGCCGCCGGATACGCGGCTCCGAGCGCGGCTGGTTCAGCGCGGTCACCGCCCAGACCATGGCGTCCAGCCGGTCCGGCGAGCGCCCGTTCGACAGCCCGTTGGGGCCGAAATCGCAGAGCTCGTCCTCCAGTTCGGCAAAGCTGCCGGCATGCCGGACGCGCCCCTGCTCGTAGAGCGCCGCGACCGGTTCGGCCCGCACCCATTTGCCGCGCGTCGCCCGAACGCTCGACACCGGCACGTCCGGTGCCACCGTTCGCAGCACGGCCTCCACCATCTCGCCGCCCTGGTTCACCTCGGCGACGATCCGGTCCGCCTCCAGCTCGCGATAGAGCGAAACGGCAGCCGCTGCCCATTCCGGCGGCTTCAGCCCGCGCCTGCTCCGATCGGCCAGCACGTAGATGGTCCCATCGCCGCCCAGCCCCGCCGCCACGATGCCGCAGGCGTCCGACGTGCGTCCGGACGAGGCCGGCGGATCCACCGCCACCACGATCCGGCCGAGCGACGGCACCGCGCGCACCCGCATGCGGTCGATCGCGCCACGGTCGAACAGCGCGTCCTCGCGCGCCTCGATCATCTCGCCGTCAAGTTCCTGCCGTGCCAGACGCGATCCGCCGTAACGCGTCTCCATCGCCGCCACGAACCCGGCGGCGAGATTGCCGGCGTTCTCGCCGGTGCGCATCCGCGTCACCGCCGTCCCCTCCTCGGCCATGAGCCGTTTGAGGATCGGCACCGCGCGCGGCGTCGTCGTCAGCACCATGCGGGGGTTCTCGCCCAGCCGCAGCGCCAGCTGCAGATTGTCGAAACAGCCCTCCGCATAGGTCCACTTGGCCAATTCGTCGCCCCAGGCCGCATCGAACTGGTAGCCGCGCAGCGCGTCCGGGTCCTCCGAGGAAAACACCTGCGCCACCGCGCCGTTGGCGAAGACCAGCCGGCGCCGCGAGGCCTCGAACACGGGGCGCGTTTCGTAGTCGAGCGCCCGCAGCCCGCTCTCGCCCTCCACCATTACCTCGCGCGCGTCGCCCAGCGTCTCTGCCACCAGCGCGATGCGCCCATGGACGCGTCCCGCCAGCGGCGCCTCGCCCAGCGCCATCGCGCGCACCCATTCGGCGCCGGCCCGTGTCTTGCCCGACCCGCGTCCGCCGATCAGCAGCCATTGCCGCCAGTCGCCCGGCGGCGGCAATTGCGCGGGCCGTGCGCACAGGGCCCAGCGCGGAAGCGCCCGCCGCAGCACATGCGCCGGCTGGCCCTCCAGTTCGCGCTCGATCTCCGCCCAGAATCCCCCGTCCATCAGCCCACCGCCTCGCCGCCCGGCGCCGCGATCGCATCGAACAGCCCCGCCGCTCCGCCGCGCTGCGCGTCGATCGATCGCAGACGCTTCAACATCTCGGCACGCAAGGCACCGGCTTCCGCCTCGTCCTCGCGCCGCCCGGTCTCGCGCGACAGCGCCTCCAACTGGCGAAGCTCCAGAAGCTTCTCCAAGGTGCGCGTCAGCTGCGAGATCGTCTCCACCCGCGCTTTCGCCTCCGCCCCGCGCTCCGCCAACGTCTTCTTCGGCACTGGTTCGCCGGGCTTCTCGGCCACCCGACGCGGCCGTTTCTCCAGTGCCGAGACCTCGGCGGTGAGCGCCACGAACAGGCGCTCCGAAAGCAGCGTCTCGTCCGGCTTGCCCAT